GCTAAACGCATGGCTTTTCTCCTTAATTCAAAGGGGAAGGAGGTTACGATTAGGTTCTCAAAACCTGATTGTTTCGTAAACGATCAGCTTGAGCGTGAGCAAGAAATTGCTTATCAGGATAGCGACTGGAGAACAGCTTTTAAGATGACTAAGTACCAATGTGATTTCTATGTCACAGCTAAACTTTACCAAGATCTGGAAGGTTTAGATGATACTTTTGCATCGTTGAGAGCGACGATCGCGGCTCTAGGCATTAACAACCCAGCGAAGGCAGTTTGGAATGCGATTCCGTTTTCCTTCTTGCTCGATTGGGTAGGACCGTTTGGTAAGTGGCTTGAAAGAGCCTCTGTCCAACCGTTCTTTGGTGTCTGGAAGGTCTACGATATCACAACATCCGTACGCGAACGGTATGATATCGAAATGTTTGTCGAAGACAGGTCATCGAGTACTAATCCGGGGACACCTCTTTTGGTGCCGCGAACCGTTTTGGAAAAGGTATCTGTCGACAAATACACTCGACTGGTAGGCTTACCTCAAACACTGGGAGCACTTGATTTCTCTCAGCTAACTTCACAACAGCAGAAGCTATTTCTGTCCTTGGTTCTCACCAAGGTACTTTAACCACTGGAGCTATATATGTTACCTGATCCCTTAACTCTTAAGGATAGCGCGGGAACTGACGTAGTGTTTAATCTTACGTCTTCCGTGACTGACCCTAAAACTGGTGCAGTTACTACGAAACGCGCTGACGCGAGCCGCGGGCCCACCGAACCTCGTGAAGTGATTATCAAATCATCTATCACTGGATCCGGCCAGAGCCGTGTACGTCGGACTGCAGTTCAAATTGCGGATACGCAGTTGAGCGCTACCGGCATTCCTTATACCATGACCTTCCAAGGTTCATGGGTCTACCCACTTAACGGTGAATTTGCACCAGGTGATCTCGACAATGCAATTTGCATGTGCGGCGACCTGTTTCTTACCACCGCTTCACTGGCTGTAGACACAGCTAAGCGCGCCTCCCTTCTTCAAGGACAGGCGTAGTTGACTCCGGAAAACCCGGATCACAAGGTCTGTGACAATGGGATTTGTATATATAACGTACCTTCCAACAAGAAGATACGGAGAAAGGGCAAGTCGAATGACTCCTTCAGACAGCTCAGAGACGTTTTATTTAAGTCTCTTAAGTGGCTTATTACGGCCACCGTTCGTGATGTCCGACCCTACGTTGTGCCTCTCGCAG